GTAAATCTTATGAAAAAGGTAATAAAGAAAATAAATTAACACAAGTTATACTTCAAGTAGGAAATAAAAATATAGCTTCAGCTATATTTGATGAATTTGGAACTTTAATAAATAAAAATCAAAGAAGTAGAGGTATCGCAAGGGGGCATTTATAGATGTTTAGTAAGTATTTTTTAATATTTAATGATTTAAATTCTAAATATGATTTAGGATTAAGTATAGTTAAAAGACCTAATATTCCTTCTACTTCTAAAAATAAAATTGCAAAAGAAATTCCTGGTAGAGATGGTTTTGTTTATGAAGAAATAGGTGGGTACAAAGATATTGTAATTCCGGTTGAATTTAATTTCATAGAAAATAATAATCTTAAAGAACGATTTAGACAAATCAAGTTATGGATTAACGATATTCAAGATAATAAATTATTTTTTAGTGATGATCCTGATTGGTTTTATAGAGTAGTTGATGTAAATTTAAATGGAGATTTTGAAACTATATTAATAAGAAAAGGATTATTTAAAATCGATTTTACTTGTAGGGGCTATTCATATATGTTAGATGGTAATAGCCCTATTTTAATAAAAAATAACTCCACTTTATATAATTGTTATTTATTATCTAAACCATTATTAAAGATAGTAGGTAATGGAGATGCAAAGATAACTATAAATAATAAGACTTTTAATGTACAAGTTAAAGATTATGTATATGTAGATAGTGAATTAGAATTGGCTTATAAATACAAAGGTGATTCTTTTAATATAAGTAAGGGAGTTTTCCCAACCCTTGAACATGGAGCTAATAAAATTAACTATTCTAGCAATATTAATAAACTTGAAATTATACCTAGATGGAGGTGTTTATAATGCAATGTTATAAAAATTTCAACACTAATTTTGATGATAATGGGGATATAAAATTACAACCAACAAACGCTATATTGAAAATTGAACTAAATGGCATTTGTGAAATAGAATTTACACATCCTTATGACGAAGAAGGTAGATGGAAAAAAATAGAAAAGTTAGGAGTTGTAAAATCAAAAGTTTGCTACAGTAAAAATGAACAATTATTTAGGATTTATGATATAGATAAAGGCCTATTAGGCTTAAATGTAAAAGCAAGGCATATATACTTTGATTTAGTTAGACAAAATATTTTAGATAAAAGAGCTATAGATTGCAATGGACAAAAAGCACTAGAAATTATATTAAGTGATACAAAGTTTAAGGCTCATTCAAATATATCTAATATAAGTACAGCTTACTTTGTAAAAACTAATGTAATATCTGCAATAAATGGAGATAAAGATAATACATTTTTAAAACGTTGGGGTGGCGAAATTACAGCTGATAACTTTGATATATATATAAATAGTAAAGTTGGGCTAAATCGTGGAGTAAAAGTTAAATACTCTAGAAATATGTTAGATGTAAATTTAAGCGAAAATACAGATAATATAATTACTAGAGCCTACCCAACAGCTTATGATGGTATTATGTTGCCTGAAAAATATATAGATTCTCCTTTAATTGATAAATATCCAATTATTTTTGAAGATTACATTGATATGAGTGATTTAAAGTTAAAAACAGATAAAAACAAAGATGATGAAGGCTTTGAAACCAAAGAAGATTTATATAATGCAATGAGAAAAAGAATGGTTGAAATATATAAAAATGATAGTATAGATAAACCAAAACTTTCAGGTAATGTAGATATTGCTATTCTTGAAAATACTGAAGAATATAAAGACTTTAAAAACTTAGTAAATATAGGAATTGGAGATAGTATTACAATAGATCATAAAGAACTAGATATAGATATATCTACAAGATGCGTTGCATTAGAATGGGATATATTAACTGAAAAGTACAATTCTATAACATTTGGTGAGTTATTTACAGATTATTTTGATAAACAAGATATTGCTAGAGAAAATCTTAATAATATTTTAAATCCTAATGGAAGCGTAAAAGGCGAAAGCCTTCAAGGAATTATAAATGCATTTGCTACAAAATTTAAAGCACAACGAGATGTAGCTGAGAAGCAACATATAAGAGCTATGTTATTTGAAGATTTGAACCCTGAAAGTCCAACATATGGCGCTAAACATATGGCGCATATTATAGAAATATAATATGAAAATCCGGTGAATTCATTGAAAATCTAAGTTTATCAATATACTTTTATTATGGTAAATATGACAACAATGAGCCAAGTCAATGAAAGGCATAAAAGTAATTGAAAGGTGCAACGACTAGGTGATTGAATAGCCAATTAATAATATCGCCCACGAGATCCGGACATCTAAACAAGTAGCGTTGTAGATGATGATATAGTCTGAACTATATGGAAACATATAGAAGTTAGGATAAAAAGCCTAGCGATAACATAATGATGTGTATTGGTAGTATGGGGTTTGAGATAGCTAGTGAAAGAACTTCTGATAATAAAGATTGGAAGTGGTCAACATTTGGAAGTGGTCAAGGGTTTGTCGCAGATCATATTGTAGCAGGGGTATTAAGTACTGTAATGATTCAAAACTTAGATAAAAGTTTTCAAATTGATTTATCAGGTACGGATGGTGCTTTATTTAAAAATAATGGGAAAGATGCTTTGAGAATGCATAATAATTCTCTTGATTTATACAACTGGGCAAAAAATGGAAACTTAATAGGATCTTTAATATCTCTTACAAGAACTGAAAAAAATGGAACTTCAAATCCTGATAAACCACTTATAGGATTAATCAATGAGTTAGATAGTGCCTTATCACTTGGTTATAAAGATAAAGAACTTTATAGATCATATATTGAATTTGATAAATATAATATTTTGAAGGATGAAATAGGAAAAGCTATAAGGGTTTTATTAGATATTGATTTTAAAGGAAATAGTATTTATGGAGCTATTTTAAAAAGTTTAAACGATAAAAATTATATAAATGTAAATAACAATCAAATATCTATATCAGCTGGAGATAAAAATTATTTGGTTATAAGTGAAAATAATATTAGTTTTGGTCAAAAAAATGTAAATATTATAATCGATAATGGGAAAATAAAAATAAATGGTCCTGTTGAATTTACTGGGACTATAACTGGACTACCGACAATTGGTGGTATAGGCGGTGGTGACGGTGATGATTGGGAGAGTGGAAAACTATCAGCCAGAGGGTTTCGGTTTATAAAAGGATTTGAAGGTTTTGCACCTAATGCTTATCAAGATAGTGGCGGTTATTGGACTATTGCCTATGGGGTTACTTTACATGGTGAGCCTTCAATATATAATCAACTTGTTAGTAAATCACCGCTTAGTGAAGAAATAGCAGCTAAAG